CCGGCATCGGCTATCCATGAATCGAATAAATTTTCTGTGTGTACACGACTATCCCTGTTTTACATAAGAACAGCAGGGTGTTTGTCACCGGCTATCAGAATCTAATCTTTCGTGAAGTGGTGTGTACGTGCTTCCGGGTAGGGAGTCACCCAAACCCCCCCCAACAACAACCCCAAACAACCCAACATTTCTTCATTCTGAAGTACCAACGAGTATTACCCGCATTTATGTAGGATTTCAGTTTGGTACTTCTCATCACTCATCCCTCATTTATCATTTAGGTATAGATCAAGTAGTTCGTCTTAATCGTCTTAGGACTATTTGTGATATGTGTAGACGATTGCATTATCTGGGGGCACTGTAATCTTCAGTGTCAAGGAAATGCGTATGAAGACCGTCCAAATGAAGGACTAGCTTTGAAAGGCAGGTCGGTATGAATGTGTGTGTGTAGGGTTACGCCTCTTACAATGTACGCTCAGCGAGTTGTAAGTTAATAGTATTACAAGAGCAAAGTCCCTTCTCTTGTGTATTCCCCAGGGCGCGGTTTAATCTCATAATCTGGAGAGACTTTTATTTCTGGAGGATACCAGCGGTATTTTCCGGAAGTGAATGTTTGTCCAGAGTAGTCTATGTGAAATTTTCTTGCTTTGCCTAGTTGGCATCGACTGGAATTGGGATCATAGGCGAAAACCAGACAATCAATTAACAATGAAATGCTTTCAGCCAATGACTTTCCACAAAAAGACAACAGGAAACGCGTCGCGCACCAACATGCTAGCGCGGCGACTCGAAAGAAACACATTGCGCAAATTGATCGCGCGGCTCAACAAGCCAAGGCGGCAAAGAATGGTTCTCCAAGCAGGAGGACAACCACGACGCATTCTTTACCGCGAGACGGACAATGGCAGCGAATTCCACCTTCCACGCCTAAGTACCTTTGCCCGCTCAGAGATTTCGACCCTTGACCGAACAGATCTCCCCTTCGCCACGAAGATCCGTCAATACAACCTCAACATCCGCTGCAATCACTCAGGTCCTTGCTCGCTGCTACACCAGAGCTTCGTTGCTCAAGCGGCTTGCATGACACCTCCTGAGGCAGTCGTGCATATTCTGCGAGGAAATCCCAACGTTCTCGTAAATCTGCACGGACTTTGGCACGCTCGTGAGATCGCCACACGCTCGCATTCTATTGTGAGCTACGGTGAATACCATGAACGTATCATTGTTGGAAAAACTGAAATGCCCAAGAAAAGTGAACTTTCCTCTCTCTGTCGTACTCTCTACTATGAGAACACGAAAAAGATGGGAGGAGGACTTCACAAGAGAGGACAAATCAACAAGCAGTACGTTTCAGGAAAGAAAGCTTGGGCCGTCACAGTCCTAGGCGTTCTTGGCCTTGTGCGAAACATCCGGGAGAAACGTCTTCGTTCCGCCTGGTATCGCATGATGTCTCCACGAGCGTACCTCCAAGCATTTGGCATCGATATCAACACTCCATCGATCGACCGTGCTGTAGACAAACTGTCGAATCTGTTTGACGGGATGTCTGAAGGCTTCACATCAGCAGCACTTCCAGAAATTGGGAAAGCTGCCTGGCGTCAGCAAGCCATCGAATTCATGCTCAGTGTTGTCAGCTTCCTGGGCGTCGTTTTCACATCAAGAGCAGTGGCACCATCACTGTTCGCCTTCCAGGCTCTCCTCCAGAGTCTGGGAGTATCAGTTCTCAAAATTGGCGAACACATCAAGAATCTCATTCACACGTTCATTGCGCACACAAATGGAATCCATCTCCAGGCTGGAGCCGATGAGCTCGCCATGTGGTTGCCTTGTGTCGGCGGAGTAGCATTCGTGCTCTTCACAGCTTTCCTAGGCAAAACCATCCCAACAGCTACTGGTCTCGACCTCATCATGCGACGATTCAAGGATCTTCCGCTTGCTTGCCGTGGAGTGGCCACTGTTTATCAAACAGCGGTTGACTACGTCAAGCAAGGTATCGCATATGCTTTCCAAGGAACCTTGGCAGCGGAGGGTCTTCCTATCGATCCTTACTCTCGTCTTTCAGCGTGGTTGAAGGAGGTTACTGAGATTTGCACTCTCGGAAATTTCTCACGACTCGCTTTCGACGAAGCACTTGTCCACAAAGTAGGTGCTCTCTACGACGAGGGTAACAAGATGAACGAGGCTTTCTCCAAGCTGAAGGTTGACTCCTCCCAACTCGGAGCATTCCGTACTGGACTCATGTCTCTCAGTCTGGCCGTTGCTGAAGCGCGTAAATCAGGTGCTGGTGGCATTGGCCCCCGACAAGAACCAGTACTGATCCACATGTGTGGAGGTACTGGTGTGGGAAAGTCATCTCTCACGTGGGCTCTTATTGTCGATTTCTTCAAGATGAAGCTCAAGGAGGACGATGCTCAGAAGGTTTTCGAACAGACCTACTTCCGAAAGGTGGGCCAAGAATATTGGGATGGCATGGACTCTCAGAAACAAGTTGTCGTTTACGACGATGCAGGATCTATGGTTGACTCTGCGAGCAAACCAAATCCTGAATTTCTGGAAGCCATTCACACGGCGAACATCGCACCGTACCCAGTACATATGGCTGCTTTGACGGAGAAGGCCAACACCTTCTTCAAAGCAAAAATGATTCTCTGGACATCCAATCAAATTAACTTCGCCACTCCCTCTCTCACCAATCCAGAAGCGATTAAGCGACGTGTGGACCTCCAGGTCGTCGTTAAACCAACACCAGAGTGTGCAAAAGATACTCCACTTGGAGCGATGATGGATCAGGAGAAAGCTCGGCAACTCGACGATTTCGCTCAGGCGTACATTTTCGACATTGTCGATAAGCACGACCCTAACCACAAGGTTCTGCGCGCTGACCTCACTTACGATCAATTCAGAGAGGAAGTCTTCAAAATCTACGATTCAAAGATGCAAAACAGTGACTTCCTTATCGAACAAATTCGGAAAAGAATCACTCTCAATGCAGGCGAGGAGAACATCTCAACTCAACCCCCCGTGCTAACGAACGAAATTCTTTCTGGCACACGATCATGGAAACTGCGTAACGCCAAATTTGCAGTTCGCGCTTCAAGTCTCATTCCCCACCTACGCGCTCTCGAGGAAGTGCGTGTCATGGTCCCAAAGGATACGGCGTGGTTCAGATCCACCCCGTACCATTGTGACCTTGACAATCTCGGACTCGTTAGTTGCATCCACCAAATGCCATCCATTGAGATCCCTCATAAGGATTTCGCAAGGATCTGTAACGCAGCACTCCCAGGAGAATTGTTGGAACAGAGCATGTGCCATACCATCTCAGGTGATCGAGAAGGTATTGTGGCTTCGTGGATGATCGCGGAAAAATGGCTTGCAGATCATCATCTCCCAGCTGGGATCACAGAGGAGTATGTGCGACCAGTTCTTATTCGATACATCATGGATGAACTCAATGTGCGTGGTGCTATCTCAGCATGCAAGTGTGAAGACAACCCATTCCTCCTCAAGGGGGTGTCAATACCGACAACACTGGTGCGAACCGGTAAGCTAGAAAAATTCTTCACATACGAAACTTGCATCACAGCGCTGCTCACGGTGGCCTCTTCCATCTTCTCGATTTGGGCAATGCATCACATCTCCAAGCTTTGGCTTCCAGAGTGGAAAGAAGATCCAGAACAAGACGCCGCCCTTCTGGCGAAAATCAATTCGGACAACCCCTACGTGCACGAATCTCACTCAGACAAGACTAACTCTGGACCCCGCGCCAGAGTCGAATCACATCAGAATAAGGAAAACGTCGGTCCCCGTGCAAAAGTGGAAGCAGCTATGCTTGACATCCAGGCTGGTGTCACCCATCAAAGTTACGACTTTGCGGGTGTTGCTGGTCAGGGTTGCAGGTGTACCATGTGCCCCTGGTGCCAAGAGTGTCAGATGTGTGCTTGGCACTGTCATCACGCCAAGAAGGAAGACGAGCGTCTCGAGCAGTGTAAAAACAGCTCAAAGAAACTCGATCTCCAAGGATGTGTGGATAGCGGCTGCGTCGAACTCATGACGAAACTTTCGCAATCATCAACATACCGAATCGAAAGAAACGGCGTGAATGGTTGGATCCCTCTCGGATCAATCACTTTCGTTAAGAACCGCGACGCTATTTGCAATGAACATTTCATCAGTCTCATGCGCAAATCTGACAAAATCAGAGTGTGGTCTATCACGCGCCCGACCCCCATCGAGTTCTACGTGAAGGATCTGCTGAATGTCACTGCATCCGAACTTCCCTCGACACTGAACCAACGCGACATCGCTATTCTGCGTTTTCCACGTACGATGATGCCTCATACGAACATCTTGTCTCGCTTTGTCTCGGCAGGAAAGGCTGGTTGGATCTCAACAATCAGCCGAGCGTACCTCATGGGACCGTCCATCTCACAAGGTGGAAAGTCGTACATGAAGTACTACTGCATGGGCGATACCCGAGCACAGGATGGGGTCATTGAGGCTGATGATGCCCACAAGATTTACCGGCAATACTACGAATACCCAGTGGACACCGTAAAAGGTGACTGTGGTATGCTGCTGGTCATGTCTGACACGAACAACCCCGGAAAGATTCTCGGAGTTCACTTCGCAGGCAGGGATGGTGTGCACTACTCCGGTCTCGCTACCCCTGTTTCCCGAGAGATGATTGAGCAATTGCTCGAACGTCTCCCACGCGAAAATGATCTCTCAATTCCAGAACCCCAAGCCCCAACCGTAACACTTCTTTCGGGTGTTGACGCCCTCACTATCTGTGATGACGTCAATGCTCAGAATCATTCGGACCATTCAGGAGGACATTACCTGCAAATTCCAATTTCAGGCGAAATTATGCCTCTTGGCAAAACGAAGGTCGCTCATTGCGCCCGCGATTCGAAAATCATTCCATCACCCCTTGCCAACATGTTTCCCCGAACATGCCTTCCGGCACAGCTTAGAACTGTGCAGGTCGAAGATCAAATCATCGACCCGCGAATCACTTCGCTATCCAAGGTCGGCCAGCCCGTTATCCCCGTAGACACAGAGGACCTTGATGAGATCGGAGGAGCGTTGCTTAACCTCTATCGCTCCAAGCAACCCTCAACGACGAGAATCTTTTCTCTAGAGGAGTCCATCAAGGGTTGTGAAGAACTTCCGTACTTCCAAGGCATATGCCGAAGTACGTCCGCTGGCTTCGGATGGGAAGGAGGAAACGGCAAGAAGAAGTGGCTCGGAGAAGGCGAGGAGTACATCACGAACCATCCTGAAGTCGTCAGGAAAGTCAACAAGCGCATTGATACCGCCCGTCAGGGACGAAGGACGATGACTGTTTGGGTGGACACACTCAAGGATGAACGACGACCAATTGCGAAGGTTCTTGCTGGAAAAACTCGCACGTTTGCCGTGGGGCCCCTAGACTACAATCTCGCGTTCAGGATGTACTTTGGGGCCTTCATGAATCACATGATGGAGAATCGGATCGAATTCGAAAGCTGTGTCGGAACGAACGTCTACAGTGCTGACTGGGATGCGATAGCTTATCGCCTCCAGAAGAAAGGGTCTCACATCGTTGCTGGAGATTTCTCCAACTTCGATGGGACCTTGAATGCGGATATCCTGTGGAAAATTCTTGACGTAGTCAACGATTGGTACGATGATGATAACCGAGCAATCCGCGAGGTGCTCTTTTGTGAAATCGTTCACAGTATCCATACTTGCGATGGCTTCCTTTACAGCTGGACTCACTCCCAGCCGTCAGGCAATCCTGGTACCGTCATCTGGAACTCGATCTACAACTCGTTCGTCATGCGATATGCATACAAACATTCGGTGCCCGAAAATCTGAGCACCATGATGCACTTCGACCGCTACGTCGCCATGGTCAACTACGGCGATGACAATGTGCTTAACATCAGCAGCGAGATCATCAACAACTTCAACCAACTAACCATCACGAAGGCTCTCCGAAAGATCGGGATGGAGTACACGGATGAAGCCAAAACCGGCAATTTAGTGGTGTCTCGACCACTCAACGAAGTTTCCTTCCTCAAACGCACGTTCCGTATGTGCCCCTTGAGGAAGCGTTTCGTTGCTCCCCTTTCTATGGATACCATCAGGGAGATGTGCCTGTGGGTCAAGAAGAATCAGGACCCCGACTTCGTATGTGCAGTCAATGTTACTACTGCATGCTACGAAGCTGCCTTCCACGAGAAGAAGGTTTTCGAGGAATTCGTTGGCGTGGTTGCCAAACACGCTGTAAAACTGAAGATCCGGCCCGAAATTCTTGCGTATTCGGAGTACGCTCGTATGTCGGCCACTGAAGGCCTCCTGCGCTCAGGCGCGTTGGATCTTCTTTCAGGCGAGATGGGGCTCTCTGCAATGGTCCAACAGCAGAGTGCAGCAAATCCTGAACTCGCCGCTGAGCAATTCAGTCACCTGCTCAGGGGAGAGGGGTATTTACCCCTATTGATGAATGTGTGCTCCCAGGCAAACAAAGGCTATTCATCGGACCAAACCACGGGCGGAATGAGTCACCCGCTCGACTGGATCAAACGACTTGCTACCAAAATCACAACCAAACTTCAATCAGGAGAAGACGTCACCGGAACTCTCCCTGAAATCATGTCCGGTAACACTCAAACGCAAGAAATCGTCCATTTCAACGATGATGGAAAGAAGGAAGTGGCAGCTCTGGCGAAAATTGCCTCTGCTGCGCCCTGCGCTGTTTCGACAGCAACGGAATTGAAGGATCACACCATCAAAAACTTCCTCAAGCGTCCGATCCGACTTTCGACATTTCCATGGAGTGACGGAGATGCTCGAGCCAAACTGCTCGCTCAATTCGATTTCCCAAGTTCGCTTTTCACTAAGCGAATGATCAATCAGAAACTCGAGGGCTTTACTTTCTTCCGAGGAAGTCAGGTCTTCAAGATCCAAGTGAACGCCACCCCGTTTATGCAGGGACGTCTCCTCGCTGTCTTCGTGCCTTACGGTACTTACCAACAGCGACTTAACACGTCTCTTCAGCATCTGGGAGGTATCACAGGATACCCACACATTGACCTCGATCTCTCACAGGGACAGACCATGAGCCTCAAGGTCCCCTTCGTCAGTCCGCTGACGCACCTCAACCTCGTACGAGGATTTGGCACGGTGGGAAAACTCCAGATCTACGTCTACGGCAAATTGTCGTCAGCTGAGACCACATCAGTGAATGTCACTACGTGGGCTTGGTTTGAAGATGTGGACCTGGAAGTTCCTACAGGACTGCCCGTCAGCCCACTCTGGGGAGCTGTAACGCTCCAGGCCGGAGAGGGTGGCGCCTCCGACGTTGCTGAGATCAACGCCAAAATTCCGATCAATTGGGAAGCGATTGCCAACCTAGCTTCAGGGCTAGACAAACCAACCAACACTCAAACAGCCATGATGATGGCGCCGTCGCTGGGACGGTCGCTAGCAAACGCAAACTCTGTGGACAACTCCAAGACGTTCTCGATGGCGCCCGTCGCCTACGTCAAGAATTTCGATGGAAAATTCGGCTCGACACAAGACGAGATGAAACTCAACTATGTCGTGCAGACCCCAACGTTCATGGACAGTTTCGATTGGGCTGTTGGTCAGAAAGAAGGAACCGTGTTGATTCAGATTCCGACTCACCCAATGTACTGCACTCCAGCAGGATTCAAAGGTGGGTGGAACCCAACCACACTGGCTTACACCACGAGTGCTTTCAAGTACTACACTGGTAGCCTGGTTTACTCTTTCAAGTTCATCAAGACCAACTTCCATTCGGGACGACTGCGTGTGCTGTTTGCCCCTGGCCTCCTTCAACTCCGACAAGCTAACACTTTCGACCCAAACAAGTGTTATTCGGTTGTCTTTGACATGCGAGACAAGTCCGAGTTTGAGCTTCGCATCCCATATGTGAATCATGCTCCTTGGACCCGCGTCTACCGTGATGGTGCTTCTGCCTGGCAGGACTACCGTAAGTCGACCGAACCAACAGGATGGGTTGAGATTCAAGTTCTCAACGAGTTGAAGGCTCCTGGAATCACCGCCAATACAATCCAGTGCAACATCGAAGTACGAGGAGGAGATGATTTCCGCCTTGCGTATCCCAGCGCCTCGGGATGCTTGGCGAAGACGAGTGGGCCACAATCAACAGTTCCAAAGGCTGTACTCCAAGCGTTCGAAGACCTAGTCACTCGTGACATGGCACAAGAGAACGTGGAGCCCCCTACGGAACTGTTCCCAACAAGCAGCAGCAGCAACGACAAGTGCCCGGAGCAGTATTGCACCGGAGAAGCCGTTCAATCTGTGCGCTCGTTGCTCCACCGCGGGTGTTTCATCGGTGAGAAACTCGCAACGGAGCTGGAGATCGACCCGTTCTTCGTGGCCACGGCTACGGATAATGAGATCACGAACCCAGACGATCGCAACATGAACGACTACTACACTCACTTCTCATACCTGTACGCATTTCGGTGCGGAGGTATGCGAGTGAAGGCTATCCCCGTGGGTAGCAAGCCCAACGTCGTCACAACGCTGGTGCCTTTCGGGGCCCAATCACTGCAGTACAACGATGCAGTGCGCAACAAGGGCATCGACCCCGCTCAATACGTGTGCAATTTTCCGCGTACCGCCAACTTCACTACTTCCGAAGGAATCGTGGAGCTGGAGGTGCCGTTCTATTCGCAAACGTACGCAGCAATGACCGATGCATACATGCCGACCCTCTCCCAGCCAGAGGATCCCACCAACTACCGACCCCAGCGCATTAACATGCGTTCGCTTGATGGCGAACAGCGCTGGTACCTGTTCCGCAGCTGTGCGGACGACTTCGCCTTCGGATATCTCGTCGGCCCGCCGGTAGTCGCTTCCACTTATGGTACCATCTCGTAAGTGGTTGCACTCACCCACAGTAGCATTTGTGTGTTTGATAGAAAGCAAATACACCTCTCGAACATAATTGCAGAATCATCTGGTATTAAATAATAGGTTAGAGTCTAAATCCCCATTAGTTCATTAGAGTACCCCCAAAAGACTACAGCAAGAAACCGCTGTGCAGTGTTTTCCCTTCTGGAAAACAACACGTTAAGAGTATAATAACTTTAATTTTTACCTGCATAGCAGGGTTTTTGTTTGTTATTACACTCGCGATCACGATCTAACGTGGCTGCGTAAGGCCGAGTAAATTTAAGACATAATTA